CTGTAAATCTTCAACTTCTTCAAAATAGTCTTTTTTGATGTCTTCTAAAATGTCGCGATTTAATCCGTCTGCGTATCCGAACAAACCTTTTGGTGCAGGGGCGCCGCTAAAGAACGTATCTAGCAAATGCACTACGTCGTTAATTTGGTCTAAATTGGCATCGCCATTAACCCCAGTTACACCACCCTTTCTGTTTGAATAGAAATCTGTGGTCATTAACCCCTTTTCGTTTTCAATGCCGTTTTTATACTTCTGAAGTTCTTCCGCTGTGGCACCATCAAGAACGTGGCTAAAGCGTTGGGGTGCGCGTGTTCGTCTGCGAATAACTAAATCGTCTTCGGTCATTTGCAGCTGCTTCCACGTTTTTCGTGTGGCATCTAAATAAGGGCGGCCATTACAACCAAAATCGTCGTAGTTGTCGGGGTCAAGCCTTGCGACAGATAGCTGCCAAAAAGCAAACTCAGCAATAATTTGGTACCCACCGACGGGGTCTAGTTGTTTATACGCCGCGGCGATGTTTTTAAGCTGGCCTGTGGGAAGCGTATCAGCAAGAATGGTTTCTGCTGGCATGCGAAGGCCAGACACCATGTTTCGCTGGTCATTCACAACCCACTGCATTGCAAGCGCACCTTCCATCACTGCACCTCGAGCATCAGAACGAAGTTTTTCAGGGTTATTAAGACCAAGACGGGTAACCCATACCTTGAATAGTCGGCTTATACGGTCGTTTTCTTTTCCATTCCACTGCAGACGAATACCGTTTTTTGTTGCATCTCGGGCCATGCGCCTATGAATTCGTTTAACACGAGGGTCGGTGCGGTCCATTTCTCTAATGTGGTGTACTGCCGCTTTATAGTCAGGAGACACATAAAGTTCGTTGTATAAACGTCTTACATAATTTTCAGTGTTAACCGTGGTACCACCACGCGTGTTTTCTTTGTGTTGGGCTTCTTCGCTCTTACTTACAGCGTCTACCGAGGAAGTATGGCGGCCAAGCGCTCGGTTAATTGTTGAAATAATTCCCATGCTCTCTATACCCCTGGTAATAAAATGGTGGTGCCTAGCAACTCTTCGCGACTTCGGGAAGATGACATTACGGCTGTATTTGGTTTTGGTTGGCCTCGCGTAGCAAGCGCCCACACAGACGCCATAGCAGCGTCAAATAAGTCATCGCCTATTTTCTTTAGCACCATTACGTAACTTGAATAACTCTTACTGGTTTCTTCTGGCTTGATGTTCGATAGTTGCTTAATAAAGGTTTTCATATCTGAAATCGCTAAACTATCGATATCTAAGCCGGACGGCTCTAAATGTTCGACGTAAGGAATAACGGCGTGGCCGTGGTGGAAAACCCCTCTTAATGCTTGCGCCATACTGTGTTTTATTGAGCCCTCGAAACGCAAAGGTGCAAAGGCCCAATCATTCCATGCTGAAGCATTCGACTCACCATCATTAATCGCTCGTATATCAACTGGGGTGAGGCCTTCATAATAAAGGTCGTGGTTTAACTGGGTAAGCATACCTAAGCCGTAAGCATCGCCTATGGCGTAGTCGGGGCGAAAGTAACGCCAGAACGCAAGCAAGTCATTTTTAACAACCGAGTCGTCGGTACCTGCAGCCCATGTCTTTGCAAACACAAAAACAACATAGTTTCCCACTTGCTCAGTAACAATGAATGCATGCTTTGATGCCGTAGCGCTCTCACCATGGCCTGCAGCATCGTAACCAAAACTTAATAAACCGCGTTTTCTATATCTGGCACCAGGCTCGGGGATAACCATTTCAATGTTGGTTTTTGCGCCCATCTGAATGGCTGCACGAATATACTTTTCCCAAATTAAGTTAGTAGAACTGGTGTTAATGCACAGCAGCTGGCGAATGTACTCCTCGGGTGAAAGCTGAACTTTCATGTCGTCGATAAACTTACCGTTTAGGATTCCAAGCTCTACCCCTAAGTGACAATCGACCGTAGGCAATAAGTGATATTTCTTCGTTTCTAACAAACTTGAAAGTACCGACGCCCCTTTAAATACACCTGTAATTCTAATTATTGGTTCGTTCTTGGCGTTTTCATCTGCACCTAAGCGGCGTGTCGAACCCATGGTAAGTAGGAAACGGGAATTAAGGCGCTCTTGGTCTAAGTCGTCGACCTCTTCAATAGAGGCCAAGGTTAAATCGCCGCCGTCGATTTGGGAAAAGATACCGTAACCTCGCGCTATGCTTCGGTTGCAGAACCTAAAATAAGTATCGCTCATTTGCTTACGGCCATTACGGTATTCAATAAAGTTACCGAGAATTTCAGACCGACGAATAGCGTCTAGGTGGTAGTTAAGGTTAACCAGGCTTTGTGCTTCTTTGGGCGCCACAATCCCCAGTTCTTGGTCGGGATTCGTTGCCAGGTATTCGAGGTTCCACATTTCTTTAACTGCGGTTTTACCTGTACGACGGCAACTGTTATCGATGGTGTTTGGGTACCTATCCATTTCATAACACTTAAGTACCTGCATTGGGTCTAGTGTTATGTCGTGAACATGCTTATGCCAAAGGGAATGGTCACCCTTGTAACGCATAATTTCAGCTTCAGCCAAATGCTGCAGGCGCTGCCTTTCTTTTGCGGTTACACGTTCAGCCATCGCCGTTCGCTTTCTTGTGTTCTAGCAATATTTCATCTTGGCTAAGCGCATTCTGAGAATTCACTATTTTTTCGCGCAAGCTATCGAGTAATTCATGCTGTTTATTTTGGAAGTCGGCCAAGCTCTGCTTATCTTTGCCTTCTTGCTGTAAGCGGCCCATCTGAATTTCATTCTCTTCACGCACTTTTTGCGTCATGCCCAAATCAGCCAGGGTAAGATTGTTTTTGCTCATTAGGTCGAAGATATGCTTAAGCAGCGGATTGGCTTTCGTATCCATAATGGTGGTTTTCTTACCAGTTTCACTATCAGTGTACTGAGCAAGGTGAAAGCCACCGTCTTTATCAAATGAGAATGCCGGTGTTTCTAGCACGACACCTTTATTAATTACGCTTATCAGCATGTCATCCATTAACGAAGCAAAGTTAGCCTGTTGCATCGCTTGGTGCTCTCTCAGCATTTTTGGGTCGTGACTTTCAATGGCGATCAGATGGCGCATAAATAATTCAGTTTTGCGCATGCATGCCACTTGCTGGCTGCAGTAGTCAAAATCGATATCGCATGTTTCACACGCATCATATTTGCCAGGCTTCGCAGGAAAATAGAGCGCTTGCTTTGCCGCTGCGCCGTGTTTCAACGCATTAAATCGCGTTCTTAACGCTTCCTCTTGAGTAGGGTGTCCGTCCAAGTTTGCTGCAGAGGCCGCTTTACCTTCCAGTGTTTTGGGGCCTGTTGATTTTACATAGCTGCTGAATAAGCCGCGCTGCCATGGAATTTGCTGCGAATGCGCTCTACATGACGGGCAAGTGGCAAAATAACGGTAAGGGTGAGCTAAATTTTCATCACTTACCACTTCCTCGGGCTCTGAATCCCACACGTGCAAACACACATCACATTTAAATGTAATGTGGTTACGTGGCTCTAAGAACTTGCTTTTGTCCGTTTTCATACTGCCATTTTGGTGCAGCAGAACAAGCAGCGTTAGGGCAAATTCACATTAGGGGGAACTATTTAAAAAATATACAGCTATGCCGCTTTTCTCAATTGTGGCGGCAACTTACGCCTAAATTCGACCATTGGCACGTTAATAGTTCCCAGTAAGGAGGGCTCGGGGAGCCACTTTCTCTCACTGGGAACTATTTCAGAGTTCACAGTAATAAGTGCCTCCGGTCTGTATTTCACTTTAATTTCATTGTCTTGCAGCATAATGCTGTGAATAAACGTCTTAAAGAATTCACGAACTTTACCCGGGTTATTGGTGGTCTTGATGATATCAACCAGCAATTCGCTCAATTCGGTAAGGTCAGTTTCAGAAATTTCCAACTGTGGTGGTTTTTCCGTTTCGGCCACGGCTAATTCAGTATTTAATTTCCTAATCGTTTCGTTGTTAGAACGTAAACGCGGTGCAAGGTCTTGCACGTTGTAAATGCCTGCATCGTCTTCCAATAGTTCATACAAGCGCGAGTTCTTGCGCTCATACTCTTTAATTTGCTGAACAATTTCGTTGCATCTGTCTCGCTTTTTTTGCGCCCAAGAGCCACACAGGTCGTTAAGCTGCAATAGCAAGTCTTTCAAATTTCGCTCTGTAAGCACTTCTGCGCAGATAACATCAGTCATCCAAGGGTCGAATATGGCTGAATTAATTCTACGGTCTTCACAGCCCAAACCAGCCTGTTTAGTGCTGCAGTTGTAATAGTAGTAAGTCTTTGTCGCGCCTTTTGCCTTTTCTATCTTCATAGACTTACCGCATTTGCCGCATTTCAATAGGCCAGTAAAGAAACGAGTACTTTTGGGTGAACCGCCCTCTCGCACCGCTTTTTGGGTTTGGCTATCCATTGTTTTTTGCACAGCGTCGTACAGTTCGAAAGCAACTATCGGTTCGTGGCTATCTACCACTATCCATTCAGAACGAGGCAGTGAACCATCGCGGCCTTTTTTACCGAAAGCGATACGGCCAACCACACGTTCGTTGCGCAGCAAGCCAAGAATTGAAGTCTTATTCCACTTCTTACCACGATTAAGACGCCCTTCAGCGTTAAGCAGCTCAGCTATTTGTTTTCCACCATAACCAGAAAGCTTTAATTCGAATATTCGGTTAACAGTGCCAACTTCCATCGGGTTGGGAACTAGCCTGGTCTTATTTTTCTCTCCCAGTACTTTTTCAACTTGGTACCCAAATGTTAGATAGCCACCATTGAAATAGCCCTTTTGGGCATTTGCGATCATTGAACGCTTAGTGTCTTGTGAAACTTGGCGTGAATAGTACTCGTCGAATAGCTCTAAAATCCCCTCGTAAATAAAGCCAGAATCGCCTTTGTCGATGTTTTGGGACACAT